TCGAATACAACCGTCTTGAACGGCGTGTCGTTGTCCAGCAGAAGTTCAGCGAGTGCCTGAATGTCCTTCCACGTGCGGACGTTGACAACCTTGATACGGCCTTCAGGGTACATGCCCTCGAAGGCGGTAGTACCGTCTTCTGCTGCAACCCAGAGGATCGGGTACTTGCCTTCCACTTCAGCCATGCTGGCAGCCAGAGTGGACTTACCGGTACGGTGCCGTCCGTAGATCAGCATCGTGTGCTTGTCAGTAGCCTTCGTAGGTTCTTCGAGAGTGAGTCCCAAGTGCGAGAGGTCGAAATCGTCAATGGTATCAGTCAATGATTAGTTCCAGTTCTGTAGTAAGTGCCAGCCAGCGCTCTGTCAGGCCGCGAGGGTTGATGAACTCCACGAAGAAGCCATCCGGGTCTCCATCTTCCTCGTAGAGGTTGACATATTCCTCACTGAGGATGATACCCTCAGCACCCGGTTCGAGGTCAGAGACCGCAAGTAGTTCGTGAGCGTCTGTACGCAGCGTTACCTTGTCGCCAATGTTCACTAGCTATCCTCTCATTGCTATGCGAGTGCAATAATAGCAGTCGCCTGTTGAAGGGATTTCCTCCAGCTTTCCTGCACGGACCTTTGCCCAGATTTTCTCAAGGCGTTCAAGGACGCCTTCTGCGTATGCGCGGGAATAAGGTTCCATGAAGAATTTGATGTCCTCAGCCCTGTTGCTGAGCTTCGGGATGACCACCAGCCCAACGGTTTTTACCTCGTGTCCCGCCTGCTCCCAGCCGAAGCCGTAAAGCTGCTGTTGTGCTCGGTACTCGACCTTCGGAATGATGTTCGGCTTGATCTGCCAGTCCAAGCACATCATGTCGTATGACCATTTGCCAACTACCTTGTAGTCTTTGACATGGCCTGCAACAAACAGGTCCGTTGACCCTGAGATGTCGCCGTAGCCTTCAAGGTGGTAGATGAAGTTCTTCTGTTCCTTGATGGCCCCCGGAATCTCCAGAGTTTCCTCCAGATAGGAGTGTACCCCAGTTCCGATCCAACTTGCAAGTCCAAAATCCTTGCGGCCTGTCTTGATGTTGTACACATCCGGCAGGGAGACTGCGAGAGATTCACCGAGGCACAAAGCACAGCCGCCAAGTTGACTTGGGCCAACCTTTCGCTGCTTTCCACGATCTGTTTGCTTGGTGATCTGCTCAAGAATCTTCCTGTCAAGAGTACCTACCCTCAATGGGCCACCCAAACGTCGCGAGGCCCCCGAGCAATTTGGTTCTTGTATGCCGTCCTCTGTGCTGGGACAGACCCCCCATAGACACCGTACTGGATGTCATTCTCAATGGCAAACTGGAAGCAAGGAATCTTGATGGGGCATCGAGCACAGACGGTGCGGGCAATGGCTAGCTCAGAGTTGCCGTACTTTTCGTCTTCGTCATGCTCATCAGCGAACCAGTATCCGGGGTCCATCTCGGTACACTCAAGGCGGGTAGTAGCGACTAGTTCTGCAAATTCCCTGTTGCTACTCTTTCCCAAGACGCTCCAGTACCTTCTCCCAAACCAAATGTGTATTCGGCTTCTGGGATGCATATGTCCGCCACAGTTCCTCGTACTCGTGGCCGAAGACCGCGAGGTCGAACGTTACCCAGTCAGCCAGCTTCCACTTGCGAGGATCAGGCTCGTCAGGGAACTGGTCAGCTAGACGTTCCAGTTCGCTGTCAAGGTCTTCCTGCAAGGCAATGAACGCATCACCTGCTGCCTTCTGAAACTCTGCGAACTGCTGCTGTTCTGCTTCGTCCATCCTGCCGATGGCGTTGGCTACCATCTTCTGATCGGTAGCGTTTGCTGCGGGAGCGTAGAGCGTCCGAATCAGTGCGATGTGCTTCTGTGAGACCTTCACTTAATCACCTTTATACTTCCTTCTGTAGTATGCCTTAGCAGCGTTGTTCTGGCAAAGTTTACATCGCCGGTAGCCTCCAGTGTAGGAGGTATTGTCCACTGTATATTCGTGGCCGTTAGGGCAATACTTACGACGTACACCGGCTAACCGCTTGTTTTCTGCCGACGTTACCGGTTTCAAATGAGCAGGATTCACACAGCATCGCACTTGGCACGTGTGGTCAAGCTCCAGTCCTTCTGGAACTTCGCCTACTAGGATGGTGTATGCGTACCGGTGTACTTGGTATAGTACCTTTTGTACTCGTATGGAGCCATAACCATCAGCATTTATATGTCCTACCCAGAGCCAGCATCCAGACATAGGTTCAAAAGCAACCTGATCTAAGAACCTGTTGCGTAGTCCCCAAAGCCCTATAGAGTCGTCCACACCCCCTGATGTACTGTGCTCCTTGATAGGGTCACCGTACCTGTACCAGCGATTGTAGTGCGATTTACAGTAGCCTTTGGCCGAGTAGTTTTCAGGGCATCCGTCTACTGTACAAGGCTTACCTAAGATCGCCCGATCCTGACAAGACACCGCGCTTCTTGCGGTCAGCGAGCTTGTTGAGATTCTTCGACATCACAGCGTCAAGCGTGGAGTCGTAATGCTTGACCAGCTTCTCAAGCTGCCACATCATCAGCTTCAGTTCTGTAGCGATGGCTTGCCTGTGTGAAAGCTCCACGAAGCCTTCATTGTCCCGGATGGCCTTCTTGACGATGCTAGCGATGTTGGAGACGTACCGCTGAATCAGGAGGATTGTGAAGCCCCTGCCAAGGCCCGGAGTGTTTTCGATCACTCCCTCATCGAATGCCCGAACCTGTCCAAACGGGAGGTCGATGGCATCAGCCACAGCGGCCCCGTACCAGCACAAGTCCCCGGCTTCAGAGAGGACTTCGTCAACATAGGTGGTGATGTTGCCGAATGGCTTCAGCTTCTCGTTTAGGTAAGCTGTCCCAAGCTCTCCACTCTCGGAGGACAGGCCCAGTACCGTGTACTCAAGCGAACGGTCAAGCGGGAAGATTGCAGTGGTCAAAGCCTGCTGCTGGTAGTGATTCCAGTCCACTATTTTCCTTTCATTGGGAGAACGGTACCAACTTTACGCTGGTACCGTCCTCTTGTCAAGCCTTTCGGCTCAGAAATCTCCTGCGTCAGGTCCGTTTACGTGGAACGTCGTCAGGCCAAGCTTACGCCACATCCGGAGCACACGGTGGCGGTCATCGTACACACCAACGATAAGCTCGCCTAGCGGACGGATGTGCTGATTGAACAGTTCGTACTTGATGATGCTGTCCTCACGGTTGTCCCCTTCAGGACGCATGAGCAGCATGTCATACTTGACGTTCTTGCTCGCAAGCCAGCGCTCAGTGACCTCACGGTACTTCGAGTCACGGCCAGAGACGATGTAAACCTTGTAACTGTTGTCACGGTAGTTGTCAACTGCTGTGGCTACGTCTTCATTCAAAGTGTCAATGTGTACCTTCTCGCCGTCGTAGGGGGAACGGTCCCCCATGATAGCCAAAGTATTATCTATATCCACGATGACAGCAGCATCATTCCAGACGTATTCAGGCTGCACGTAAGGCTCGATCCCAGTCTCAGGCTTAGGTGTCCACTCCACCGTCTTGCTGAGGTCTCGTCCCTTGATGAAGCGCTCCCACTTATCCCGTATGATCGCTTGATCCAGACGCTTTCCTGCGGCCTCACGCTCGAAGCGGCTGTTGCGCTGGAGGACAACCTCAAGTGGTACGTGTCGGAAGTCCTGTACGGCGAAGTCCGCTCCCGCATGATGGGCAATTTCCATCCACGTCTTGATGGACTTGTCAGGGAGGTTCGTGTCAGACACGACCACCGTGTAACCGAGCGCGAGCAGTCCCTTGACCCGCTTGTGCTGTTCCTTAGTGACGCTGGCTTCATCTTCCTGCTTGCCAGTCCACCAAGAGTTGAACAGTTCCTTGCGGAGCATGTCACGCTCTACGACAACTGCACCAGTGTTTCGTGCGTAGGCGTGTGCCCATGTGGACTTGCCTGATCCGGGCAGGCCGCGTGTGGCTATCAGTTTAGGCACCGGCCTGTACCTCCCATTTTCCAAGATCGTTGTTGTCGAGCGTTGCCTTCTGGACAAGACGTGAAGCAGTGTGGTAGATGCACACGCCTTCGGGGTTCATGTAACCTTCAGCGGCAACACTGCCAGTCTTTGCGAGGTCAGAAAGGGCACCTGCAATCTCAGCAGTGTCCATCACACCTGAGTACAGGAAAGGCACGGTATCCAGCAGGCCGTTTGTCGGGATGTCGATGCTCTGGAAGCGGTCAACATTGAACAAGCTGAAGCGCTTGTCACCCTTGGTGAGGCCGTAGCCGCGCTGAATGCCGCTACCCCACCATTCACCGAAGTGCAGACCCTCTTCAAGGTGAACAGCAAGCTCGTAGGCGTGCTCTGCAACCCAGCCAGCGAAGCCGTAGTTGTCTGTTGCCTTACCGGGAGTGATGATGCGGCTGCGGGACTGTGCCCACACCTTGTAGAGTGTACCGTTGACACTGACAATATCAATCACGTTGGTGTCGTGTTCGTCTCCCGGCTCAATCTCAGCGACGCCAATTGCTGCGTTGGTACCGTCGATCTTCTCGGTTACAACGATGTCGCGGAATAGGCGGGTGGTCTTCGGCCATTCTTTGAATTCAACTGCCACTAGGTTCTATCTCCTTCTCGATCATCTCTGCTTGGTGGCGCAGGAAGTCCATCGTGCTTGGCCCTACCAAGTCCTCACATTCAAAGTGTGAGCAGTACAGGCCCTTGGTATGAGTGTATGTGACTGCACGGTGAGACGCAAGTACGCGGGCAATACGGTCTTTAGGCGTCAACGGAAACACCTGCGCTGAAAGGTACGTGTCCGGGCTTGATCTGCGCTTGAATCCAATCAA